GTGAAACAAAGTTGCTGTCAAAGGCTTTCTTGTCAACACGTTGTTTTTTCATTAACATTTCCATTTACGAAGTGCAAGGGCTTTCCGTGTAGGACGACCCTTGCTGTCTTTCATTGGTCCTTTGACTCCCGACATACGGGCACAAAAAGAACGCTTGCGTGGTCCGCCTTTTGGCTGTGGTGCCTTAAGGTTAGACCCTGTAGCCCTATTGTATTTACGACGGCCAGCAGCTGTCAAGCCGCCTGACCGTGATTTATGTACGCCGATCTTCAGGCTGACAGAGCGTGTACTACTTTTTGTAGCCGCCACCTTTGCCACCCTTTTTACCGCCGCATGATCCTTTTCCTTTATGTGGCATTACATACCTCTGCGTTTGCGTAGCATTTTAAAATCAGCAGCTTCGATCTTCATAGAATCACCAGATTGCCGTGCAATCATCTTCTGTTTAGGAGACAGTTTTTTGTTTTTCCTCCTAGGCCGACCAGGCTTTTCGTATGTTCCAGGTCCGTAAGGCATCACCAAACTCCAGGGATAATTTGACCAGTCATTGCATATGCACCTAGTGCAGCAATCATACCTAGCATTGCCAGGCGTCCATTTAAAAGCTCACCTTTTGTGTAAGGTGTTTCTGATTTACAAGTCATTAGAAATCAATGTCGGATAGTTCGAGCTTACGCATAATGTCATTTCGATATGCAGTGTCACGTTCATATCGTGGATCGTTCATAGCTTGAACAAGTTCAGCTTGACTACGGAACCCTTGTGATGTGTCTCGTGCAGCCTTACCTTGCAACAGTTCACCTTCGACACCAGATGCGTCTTGGAACCGTAGAGCCAAAGCTTGGACAGCAAAGAAGGCAGCTTGTGCATTTCCGCTATCCATAATAGCGTCATACATCTGAATCTCCTCTTGTGAGAAGTTTTCACTTGCCCAGCTAATCATTTCTGTATAGCTTTCCTCACCGCCAGTCATGCTTTTGAGCTGACTGACATTTTCTGCAGACATCACTTGCGGTTCATTTTCTTGCATCTGACGTCGATAGTCAAGGTGCATTTGTGCTAGGTCTGTAGGGTCTGCGTTGGAAAGTTCATCTAGCAAATCATCGCTAAACTCATCATTAAGTTCGCCTTCCCACAACCTGTCAAACAAATCACTTTCTACTTCCTCAGATTCCTCAGACTCTTGTTCTTCTGATTCACTTTCGTCATCACCAGAACCAAGTTTCTTTTGCAACTCAAGATATGCTGACTCAAGTTCCTCTGCATTTTTATATTTGCCAGCCAGCATTTGATCATGCTGGGCCTCTAGCTCCTCTCCTACTTGAAGAGAGTCTTGCTCATCAGAATTAAGTTCACCCGGTGCATTTTCTTCCGGGATCATTGACATTACTTCTGCCATAAATCAAGGGTGGTTATTCAGTGGGTTGTTCTCCAGCTAGTTCAGGATTTTTAGATGGATCCATAACTGGTGTTTTCATTGCATCAACTTGTAGCTTCTGTTGTTCCAGCTGCATCTGTTGTTGCTGCATCGCGGCCTGCTCTTGTTGCACCTGTTCCATTGAGCGTACCAGATTCAGTACGTCAATTCCTTGTGCGGCAGCCAGACGTTTAATTACTTCATCAGTGTTGATAAACTGAGCAATAGCTTCAGGACCAATTGTTTGAGCAAGTGTCGTTAGGAACGAACCAAGGCTCTCACGATCTTGGCCGCGGCCTAGTGCATTGACGCCAGCCACAATTGTTGGTTTAACAATGTTCTTAGGAATCCTAGGAATGTCTCCCTTACGCTGTGCTTCACTGAGTTTGCGGTTCAAATACGGAACAAGGAAGTCAACAGTCAGCAGACTAAACAATCCACCGAGTTGTTGCTCCAGTTCCATCTGTGTCATACGCACTTCTTCAGCAGTCGTTCGCTCGCTTTGCCTGACATTTAGAATCAAGAACGCTTCGCTTAGTCGGCGCTCTAGCACTTGTGTCATTTCGAAGGCAGTACGGAAGTCAGCAGTTTTACCAACTTGCACAACACCTACATCGTCAGGTCGTCCTTGGATGATAGCTCCATTGCCAGCTTTGGCAAGAGTGCTTGGCTTAGTTGTACTAGAAGGCGATACTGTGAATACAACTTTTGCAGCTGCTGCACTGCCTTCTACTAAGGCTTGGCTCAAACCTTCTAGAGATTTGAGATCCCCTATAAACTGGCCGGCTCTACCTCTACCGTAACTTTCACCATCCACTGTATTGAAACGCAGCGGAATCCAAGGTGTATTGTCGATAGGTGCCTTACCTTGTGATCCTTTTACAAGCTTATCACTTACCTCCTGGTGCCAAACAAAACGATTGTTGTCTCGTTTGACATGTGTGTAGACATCTACATCATCATCATGTGATCCTGACTCAGATACTCCAGGATTGTCTGTGAAAAAATCTTTTGGTAGTTGGTCTTTTAATACTTGTTTTGAAATACGTTCTTTAGTGACAATTTCAACTACTTGACCGTTGCCATCTCGATCCACAACGTAGCGATTCAGAGGATAAACCTTCAATCCATTCTTGCTCATAAAGACCATAGCGTTACCTGCTACAACCAAATGCAACAATGCCTGGTGCACCGCAACGCGGTCATCAGATGCAGCAATTGATTCTAGAATAATACGCTCGATCTTTGCAAAAGACAAATCAAGTTCAGAACGCATTTGTGGCGCGAATTCTTGACCCAACTGACTTTCGTCAAGTTGCAATTTAAAGAAGCTGGTCTGAACAGGTAGGAGAGCAAGCATCAATTTAGATGCAAGAGTCACTACACCTTTCGCGCCAACGCTTTGGTAAGGTGTCTTAAGTTGTTTCATACCCATGGTGTATTCTTCGTGACCACGGATCAAGTATGGAAGTGTCAGCTCTGATGCTTGACGTGCTTCTTCTAAAAATTGGGAACGGTCGCTAGCTAAATTATCATATCGTGTTCTTGCTGACATTTACTTAAATGTTAAGTGATTGAATTCTTAGACCAGATCGACCAAAGACACCTGTAGTACCACGCCTGGCAAGTTGACTACGTGTCATACCACCAGTACCACGATCAGCAAAACGGATCCCTTTGACCCGCATACGGTAAGCAGGATCGTTCATTTTTTCTTTGAACTGCTCAATGGTCATGTCAGCAGCAGCAGCTTGTTCAGCTAAAGTGCCTGACATATCTGTAGCAAACCTTTGTACGTTAGAATTACTTGCAAGAGTTTCTAAATTACTTCCAGGTGTGCCGTCTGTATCTAAGTCACCGATTTTTAGACCATCATCGATTTCGGATGCAGTTGGAGTACCTGGTTTTTCACCACCTGGACCGCCACCTGGACCGCCACCTGGACCGCCACCTGCACCTAGACCAGTGGGCTCTAGTGCATCAACTTCTGCGTTTGTAGGTGCACTCGATTTTTTAGTAACTCTATCATACAGCTGCCTTACTTCTCTGCGTAAATCAACTTTACCACCCATTTTGAAACGTGATAATTTATTGCCTTTTCTACGAATTTTCTGCAACTGCTTAAGATTTGCACCTTGTTTTGTAAGTTTTTTGATTTCTCCTTTTCTAACTTCTTTGTCCTTCAAAGCTTTTTTTAAAGACTTTCTAAGCTTAGTGCCTTTGCCAAAGATGTTTAACAAACGCTTACGTTGTTGTTTAGTTTTTTTACGCATCGTTTTCCTCCAGGTATTGGATCACCCACTCAACAACACTACGTTGACCAGAGCGGTACATAATTTTTTCCATTGAGTCATCAGGTGTTGGTGTAATGGGTGGGAAGCTTTCTTCGAGTTGGTGTGTAAGTCCTCGGGAGTTCATCCCAAGAACCTCAAGCATATTGGGGGAGGTCATTGTTGCTGTGTTCGAAGAACGCTGGAACTCGTGCTGCCCGTGTGAAGGTAAGCTCTGGAGCTTTGCCCTCATACATAAGACGATCACTAGAATCCAGCCAAAATTTTTTGTTCAAATGTTTGTGTGGGTTTGTTGCGGAGAGTGGCTGCATCACCCAGTTTATAGTTGCCTTGCGGAGTAGATCAAGAGAAGGACTGATGTTATACCCCAACTCATGATGAACCAAACTATTGGCCGCAACGTGAATTTGTTCATCTCTACTTATGTCTGCGGAAACTGTTCGCATTCCAGCGTCACCAACAGCGCGAAAGAGTGGTAGAAGAACGAAGAAAATTGCACGCTCAGCGACCATGGCTTTAGTGATTGTATGATCCGGATGCGCTGTCCAAGCATCGCGTAACCGGAACGCTTCGACCTCAGCCTTTTCATCAACCCCGTAAGCATTGGCAATGTAACCAAGTGCGAGGTCATGTTTTTCTTCGTCTTTGACATTGGAGATAAGTAACTCGCGTGCCAACGGCGGTATTTCGGTAGCAAGAGCTTCATTGATAAACTCTCCCACAGGCAGTTCCATATGCCTCAATGCAAGGGCACGTTTCAATACATCTTGTGCCCCTTCCTTTACTATACCAGCAGTCGTCTGTACTGGTGTCCATGTTCTTTTTCGTTCGTGTAGTTTTTGATACGGGTTCATTCTTGACAATCACATTGTGGTTCAATTTCTGACTCCAAAAATAGATCTTCAAGATAATCCTCAACGCTTGCACCTAGAGCAGCATAGACATTTGATTTATCTTGCGTGTCTCCCATTACTTGGAGTGAATAATAAAGGGAGGTTTGCGGAGAATTCAACCACTCTTCGATAAAGGCTTCGTCATATGTAACGACATCACTCCAACTGTTGAAGCTATACCCGTGAAG